AGTTCGCATAATCACTGCATTATGTTACTTGCCATGTTCGTTGACTAAAACCCCGCGTTAGCGGGGTTTTTTGTCAATGATGCGACCATATTTATGCACTCGCATGGCATTTAACATCAATGCTCATTATGCGAACTTTCAGATTTCGTGGCGAAGCCGATGGCGAGGGCTCGCAGTCCATCGGCGTGACACGAAATCTAAGGTTGGGAGAGAAGGGCACACTGCCGTCTAATAGTGTGCCTGACTATCCAAAGTTTTTTGTCATTTCTGCTGTGAGCTATATATAACGGAGCTTTCAGAGGAAATGAGAAATTTTATCATTTAGATAGTATTTTGATCATATTTTATTCGTTTTATTTCTTTTCATATTCTTTTTGCCACTCGATTACATCTTCTGGTTTTAGTTCTTTTAAATATTTGGCAATAAGGGCATTTACGATGTCCGCTTCATCTATAGGTAGTCTAGTTTTTACGATGAAATCTATGTGTGTTTTTTGTATCAGTGACACATACTCAGTTTTGACTCTATAAGTCTTTGACATTTCCAGCATCTCTAAGCTCGTTAATTTCTCTATTTTATCATTGTGACAGTGTTGCATTGTCACAAGCAACTGTGATACAAATATGCCATAAAGTTGCATGTGACAATGTCACAATATTTTATCTTGGGGAAGATTATGGACAAGCAACAAGCAATACAATTATTAGAATCTGAAATTGAAGCCTTTAAAAAATCTCCTGATGATTTTAAAAGGGGCTATCTCTTAGGAATGCTAAATTCTTTTACGCATGTTGGTTTAATTGATGATGATTTGAATGACTATTACTGCGATGTAATAGTAGACATGATTGGGTAATCCTCATGCTTGACTTTCTGCGGTTAGCGATTCCAATCATTCCTACGTATGTACGTAGTCTTGATAATCATCATTGGTTTAATGGTGATATTCGTGATTTTGGTATTCCTGCTGCGACTCGCCATGTTTCTAAGACTGACGATGGTCAAACGATAACAGGGGATCTCTACCATCCTTATGAATCTTTGCCGTCTGACTATACAGATATGGCTGTTAAATTTTATACAAATACAATGAATACACCGCCTTATGTCGAGATTAAGGCGTCTCCGTTAAAGTTATTGCAAGGTCACAATGTGTATGGTTTTGAGTCGATTGAATTAGGCTCTGATCATATGCTTGGCATGTTACTCGAAGCCTTTCCCCAGTTAGCCCCAATTTTGGATTTACCTAACACTGAGGTTTTGCATCTAGATACGACTTACTTATTTAGATTGCCACATCAGAATATGGTTCAACCAACTTTGGATTACATGGCTAACTTGGCTTCGGGTCACCGTAAAGCCCGTGAAGTTAAATACGATAACTACATTACTTGGGGTAATGATGGTGCAAGTGTTAGACCTAAAGCCTATGGCAAATTTGAAGAAGTAAAAAGTCAGTTAAATAAGATTCAAAAGAAAGCTGATAAGGGCTGTATGCGCTCTAAATCGCTTGTTATTGCTATGAATGGTGCTTTGCAATTTGCAAATGCTATTTTGCGTTTAGAAGCCCGTATTTGTAAAACCTATTTAACTAAGAATGGTTATCCATCTAATTTATTTCAGCTTATTAAGCTGCAACATGAACAGCCAGAATTATTGCTACGCCTCTGGCACGTAGCGTTTGACCCAATCCTTAAGACAATGGAGGGTAAATATATGAACTTCGCAAGTGATGACGAATTATTATCCGTTTTAATGTCTCATTTGGTGACTTACACCAAGAAAGGCAATCCTAGTTATACCAAGGCTTATAACGCTTTAGATTTTTATCGGTCTTTACGTACTGATGGTTGGGTGAAAGTTAAATCCCGTCATTTAGAAAATAGATTTCATGTACGAGTAAGACAGTTACTTGATTGCGGTATTAGCAAATCACACCTTCAGAATTTACATAAGAATCCCAATGGGAAAGTCATCCCATTTGTCCGTTTATTTGAACTCAAGATGGCAGATCAATTGCCACCAGATTACGTTCAACCAGTTTCACAGTACACACCCAAACATGGGTTACATCTAGTTGCCTGAGGAGGCTTTGACCATGCAAGTTTCATTTAATAAACGCACAATTTTTCCAACTGTTTACCGTTCTGAGAAAGACGGTAAAGAACGCGCATTTTTATCTACGACAGTTTTGTCTCCAGTTAAATACAACTTAACTGCAATGCCGGGAATGATGCCAGTCGAACAGATTCAAGCGATTCTTGAAGAATGTGCCGACAACGCTCAGGAAGTAGAAATCGAATTTACAGAGCAACAAACTAAGTTTGGTGCACAAATGCAGGTGTTTAGCGTTAAGCCAGTTCCCAAGAAAAACCCAATGGAATCAAAGGCTTAATAAGGAATTATACGATTGTTCGTATAATGTATAATATGTAAATAAATCAATAACTTACGTGTATTTTAACTATGACAGAATATGTTTATACATGCAAGAAGTGCGGTGCAGAGTTTACAAAACATTCAAGTTACTGCATCCATTTTTATAAGTGTAAATAACAGATACCACTGGCTTTGGGGGCGTGGATTTAAAGCGCAAGCCAGTGGTTCTACTTGGGGATTTTAGAAATGGACATGGTCTGTAAGCAATTATCGTCAGCCGATGCTAATGGGGTGCAGACCTGTCTTACATGGGGTCAAGCCGATCTCTATTTACCACCATTAAGCTACGCCGAAGCAACAACAATTGGGGGCGCTTTTTGGTTATGTCTCGCAGTCGTATGGGCCATAAAAGTCATACGGGTGCAAAATTTTGAAAAGTAAGGAGTTCATCATGAACACTAAAAAACAAGTAATGCTTCAACGTTTCAAACAAGCTGCTGTAGTAGCGATTGCTGCGGGTGCTGCTGCTGCATCTAATGCTGCTGTAGATACTACTGCAATCACTGGGGAGCTTTCAGAGGCTGCAACTGCGGGCGCTGCTGTAGCTGCTGCTGCAATTTTGATTCCGTTAGGTATCAAAGTATTTAAATACATTCGTTCTGCATTTTAATTCAGACTGAATACATGTGAGCTATCGCTTCTGCTTTAGCTCACTTTCTTTTTAGGGGTGAGTCATGGGTGATATTGGGGCGTACATATGGCTATTAATGATGATTTATATCGGTATAAAAATGTTTTAAAAAGAACAATTTCAACAACAATTCGTTTCTACTTATCTCTCTCAATTATCCTTTCACCAATAATTCTAATGACCGAAGCCAATGCAGCCGATCAGGGTGATTGGTGGTTGCAACGAGAAATCAAATTACAACAAAACCGTGAAGATTACGCCAGACGTGTGTATGGACGTTCTGCAAAGTCTTTTACTGAAACTGATCCTGTTACTGCTAAAACAAAAACTGTTACTAAAATCGCCATTGCTGAATCTTCACCAACGGCTTCTAAAGTTGGTTCTTCAATGTTTAAGCGTGTGGCTTTCTATGCAAAAAATCCAGGCGTGCAAATGGTTGGTGTATTAGCTGTAACACAGTTAATCGAAGCTATTGGCTGGGTAATGGAAGATGGTACTTATATCAAGAAAAAGCCTGCTGATCCAGTTTCGCCTGATCCTAAAAACTATCAATATGCTTTTAAAATCTACATACACAATTTGATCTGTTATACATCTTCGAATTGTAAATCGGCTTTGGAGCCAATTGCTGCTGAAAATGGATGGACTGTTAATAGCTGTACTTCAAAACCTAATACTGAAGGTATGCCTATTATGTCATGTGCTTTGTCGCGTTCAGGTGATTCAACATCTCAAACTTTCGATACCATTAAAAACCCTTTATATGATCCCAAAGCACCACAGCCTGAGGATCAAAAGATTCCTCTTACACCTGAATTGTTAGGGGCTGAACCGTACCGGGTTTGTCGGAGAGTCAATATTCTGAGAGACTATCCCGATGACAAAACCAAACTATACCCCCGAAATTAGAGAAAGAGCGGTTCAATTACTAATTGAATCTGAAAAAGATTATCCTTCTACTTGGGCAGCAATCACAGCTATTGCTCCTAAAATCGGTTGTACTCCTGAAAC